CCAAATAAAGAAAAAGAACAAATGGATTCGATTGTGGATTCATTTAATGAAGAGCCAATGCCTGAAGGCAAAGACGGCATTAATGTTGAGATGATTAAGCGAGGAATCAAGGGTGGATTATCTATGCTTGATAAAGCAATCGAAACATATGATGCAGATTCAGGCTATCCTGAGATGTGTAATATGATGAACTCTATCCAGAAAACTTTAAAGAATATGGATGAGTTTATTGACATGCTTCAGCATGATACCGTTGGTGTCATCAAGAGTATGGAGTCATCTATTGCTGGTCAGTGGACCACGCAAGCACATCTACAAACACTCATTGAAACACTGAAAGCAAATGCTGTAGTAACCGATGAGGAGCTAGAACAAACTTGGAACAAGCTTATCCCTTCCTTAATGCAGGATATGCAGGCTAAGAGCCCACAGTAAGTTCTATATATTCACCTAAAACATAACGAATTTCAGTAACATTATTTTGAGATCTAATTACATTAGATAATGTATCCGCAATCTCTTCTACTGATTTCATATGTAAATTTTTTATCCCCGGAACAGCCACTTTAACAGTGGTTTGTTCTGGAGGATAAGATAAACTATCTTTCATTAAATCTTCTTGAGTTTTTTTAATTTTGTAATCCATTATGACTACTATCCTTTAGCTTTGTTAGTATTGAACCTAAATGTTTTTTAATCATTCGGGAATCTTTTTGTACGATGCGAGCAATTTCTTTTAAATTCTTATCTTCATTAAATCTTAAGAAAATTAAGTATCTCTCATAAGGAGAGAGATCTGCTAACAAATTATAATTAACACCCTTGATTAGAAAATTCAAATCTATTTTAAAGTCATATTCTAGCTCTTCTTCAGGATATACAAATTGACATTCTCTTATGATATTTAATTCGTATTTTAACCAATCCCTGATACCCCAGATAGATCTATAGGTAAGATAGCCACGTATACTTGAGGTTGGCTTTGACTTATTAGAATAATATTGATCTTCATAACCAAGCCACAACAAGGATAGTTGCTGCTCAATCTCTTCCCTTGTTAGAACAAGGCTGCGTTTTCTGGTTTTAAATAGTTCGTGAAGATTTTCTTGGAGGGCAACTAGGCACTTAGCTTTTGGATACAGCTCTTGATCCCAGTAGGTATCATAAGTAATATTGACTAGATCTTCAAAGAGATCTTTAAAATTTTCTAAAACATTCATTATTCCCAATTAGGGATAGTGTCTTTATATTTTTTATCGAGTTCATTGTAGTATGCCATAATAGGTACACCTATATCTATAAAGAATTGATCCGCTTTAGTTCCGCGCCGACCAACGACTGCCCGTAGTTTCTTAAATTCCTTAGGATAAAACTTCTTAAATCTGCGTACAGCAGTCTTACCCTTTGGATCAAGCTGTCCCTTAACTTCAAGCCATAAGGTTCCAACCTTGAAATCAGGCAAGTAAGAAACAGTTCCATGCTTAATGCCATCAAAAAAGAAAACTTCGGGTTCATATTCCCATCTCCTGTTTTTATAGTTTAACCAACGAGCTACGTTTGCTTCCCATCTGGAACGCATGAACTGCCCGTCTAAGTCTTTTCTCTTACCAATGTAAGATTTTTTATTTCTTTTAATGGTAGTAATTTTACCATCTATTTCATCTAATTTTTTATTAATAGCATTTCTAGACTTAGCCAATGCTATAGTCAGTTGATTAATAGACATCTCACTTCTATTCTTCTTAAGATAATCTATCTCAACTGGACTCCATTTGACCTTGCCTCTAAACATCAGAACTCCTGCGAGAGATAACGTTGAAGGGCTTTTTTAGATTGTGGGCCAAACAATCCATCGACTTTACCTGTATAAAAACCATTAGCTCCAAGTACAATTTGCATAAATCTAGCAATGTTTCCTCTCAATCTGTCTAAGTCAACTTTAAGTCCTGGACATGTCTTTCTTAAACGCTTACTGCCTTTAAACATTGTCCAGCCAGTACCTTTTAATTCTCTATGCCCAACGACCTTATCAGGAGTTAAGCCCAACTTCAAACAAATTTGTCCACAATGGACTTCTAATGAGTGTAAAAGTTTACGCTTAGGGCCATAGACATCTTGCCCCTTCTTGTTGCTACAGCGATAAATAAGGGCCACAGCAAGGGAACCTCCGTTCCACATGCCAGCATGCCAAGAGACTTCTTCATAAGGGAGTGTGTGATATCTTTCACCGTCAGTTCCTATCATATCGTGATAGGTAATGGCAGCGCAACCTGTATCTGAGATATGATTTGGTTCTATATCATACTCTGCAATTCGTTGGGGAGTGGTTGTCCAATCAGTTGTATGGACAACTATCCTTTTGATTTTTGAAAGGTCTCTTTGTTTATAAGTTTTTGTGGGATGTCTAGGAAGTTCTTCACTTAAATCTATCTCATCTGTCATATGTATTAAGTCTAAAGCTTCTTGATATTTATTCATTTTGTTTTTTGATACTCTTGAGGTAGAGGTATCTTTCCCTCCTGTAATTTCTTTGGCGCTCCTTAAGTTCTTTATGATATTCAGAATTATCTCTATTAGTTTTTGCCATCTCATAACACTTTTTATTATACACTTGTTTTTTCTCTTTGGCACTTAATTCTCTAGAGTAATTCCCAGCTCCAGGACCAGGACCAATAGCTTCTATTTTAGATTCCACCAGATCTTTAGTCAGCTTTTCCTCGTAACTTATTCTAATTAAATGGATTCCTTGAGAAGCACAGAGATCTTCTTTCTTTTCATCTAATATCTTGCCTCGTAAAAAGGCATCTTTATTTTTATGGAAAAAGGAGTTCTCTTCTGTATGTTGTACCCCATCATACTCGAAGCCTAAATTTAAATCAGGGATGTAGAGATCAAGATGAAGCTTATCTCCTACAGGGTATTGTTTTTGTAGTGATAATGAAGGATAGATCTCCCGCAACAGCGTAAAAAGTATCTCTTCTCCTCTGGAATTAATTCTCTTTACGCTGGATTGCAGGTTTAATTGTGCGCAGATAGCTCTGACACCACTAACTGGTCGAGACAAAACCTCTGCTAGTTCTTGATAAGTGTAAGTATCTTGTCTCTCTAATAGTTTTGTTAATATTTCTTTCTCTTCTTCTGTCCATCTCTTTGACATTTAATCCTCAGTAAAATTTATAGTATTCAGGGTCTTCAAATATTGCAGTAACAACATCCTTGCTCACCTCAAAATCATTTGAATCCCAATCTGGATACTCATGTTCTTCTAGACCTTCCTCAAGATGCTTTAGAACAATTAAAGTTAATTCTCGTTTCCTGAGCAAGTCAGGAGATTCTAGGTCGTTTTTTTCATGAACAACTTCTTCAAAACGACTCTTCCATTGATTATCTACCATAGTCTTATTCCTTGCTCAAAGGCTTCATGTCCCCTCTCTTTCATATCTAATAGGTTTTTGTCCATAACCCATTGAGCTAGATCATTTGCAAGATTATCATCATCAATAAATTTTAAATTTGCAAATACATCTTCTTTGTAATTTACTGTATTTAAAACAGCTTCTTCAATATATGCTTTTCCTTTAATCTCTCCCCTTACTCCAACCATCACAACGAATTCTCTTAAGCCATATCCAATTGTTGCTAAATGGATTAGGTGTTGATTTCCAGGCATAGGAAAGATATTTTTATTTTTAATATAGAATCGCATATTTTATTCTTCAGGTTTCGATCTTATGTCTCCTTCTCCCTCCAGTGTATCCAACAATTGATCATAAGCATCTCCTCCTAGATCCCTTGTTGAATGTAAAATACGCGGCTCTAATAGCTCTTCACAACGTATACATTTTAACACTACATAGCTCATCTCTCCAGCAACTCCTGGGACTTCTTGTCCTAAAATCACATTGTGATCAGAAACAAAACGCCCCACTCTAAATTGCTGAAACCATTGTGAGCTACACTTTGGACAAGCTACGCATTCTTTTTTCTTGGCCTCTTGCGCTCTCATTGTCGCATTATTCATTCTTTCAAAATCAGTATATGTTTGCATTGTCTTCTTCCTTTCTTTTTCTGCAATTGCATTCAGGAAAAGGTGGACCTCCGTCCTTGAAATTCCATCCAGTTCCTTCACATTTAATACATTCAATCGTTGGCTCAGTATCTTCATCTTTTAAAGTACCGATAACTTTGCCGTTCTTATCTTTAATTTTCAACATTGTAGTTCCTTATGGATTACATTTTTCATAAAACTTACAGCTAGTACAATTCTCTGTGATTGAGGGATAGTATAGCTTTCTCTTTATGATCCTGCACATATTGTCTATATATCTGCTTGTCTTATTTAAAGAACTTCTATCATATTTTACTATATTGATATCTAACTTGCCTCTTTTTCCAAGAGATAAGCACTGCATTGTTACCTCTTCACACTTCAAATGTTCACTTACTAGCCATGCTAAACCTCTAGTTTCTATATCATTGAAGTGTTCTTTTTTTGTAGCATAGACATTTGTATTTATTTGAGTACATACTATAGGGTTTCTTAAATTTATCACCGCAGCTTTACCTTCAACAAAAATACCTGAAGTTTCCACGCCTAGTGGAACATTTGTAAAGGCTTCTGTTGACCATTGCAAGTAAATCTGATCATACCAAGCCCCTATTGCCATTAGAATATACTCAGAGGTTTTCTTTGCAGCACTGTATTGTTCTGAACAATATATATTACAATTTTTAAATACCTCTCTATCAACCCAACTAACAATCTTTCTCCAGTCAGCACGATAAGAAGTTTCCATAACTTGTAATATTCCTTTAGAGATTACGTTAGAAACTATTCTTTCTTGTTCTGTAGTTAAGTCCTCTTTGTTTTTTTGATCTAAACAAAAAGCTAAAGGACACCTGGAAAAAGTTTTTAATTGTTTAAGGTCGATTTTCACTTTCAACCTTCACTTTCACAAAGTTGATTTTCTTATCTGTTACCAGCTGTTGTAGGGCTTTCTGATCCTTAGATAGTCTCGCTGATTTACCTGTCTTCACATCTATAAAATCGATATAACCTTCCTCGGTTTCTTTATCGAATTTAATTCCAATAAAATCTACAATATTACCAAGCGGAATAATCCTGTCATAGTTAGCTTTTAATTCTACGTAGCCTATGAGTTCTCCAAGAGCCCCCTTCTTAACATTAGAAGAAGAGGTAATACTCTTTAGGACTTTTTCAGGAACTTCCGAAACAATTTTTTCAAGCTCACGCATGTTATAATTAATAACGTTATTGGCTTGCGTATTAATTTCATCTTTCAATTTCTCCCGTACAGAGTCTTCTATTCTTTGTTTATACTTATAAATTATATAAATAAAAGTACTCAGGGAGAAACTCGTAATAAAAATCCATTCAAGTATTGTCACAAATTAGCTCCTAATATCAAACCAAACCCCCACTCATTATCTGCTAAACCATAGTGTCCAAAAGGACCGATCCATAAGTTTGTAAACAGTGGAATGTCATTACCTATATTATACAATACAGGTGTTAAGCCCACTGATACTTCTTGTCCTAGATCTAGGGACAATCTTAAGAATTTCCATGCAAGATCTTTGCTTGATAAGCCATAGCTCATTGCGCTGATACCTACGGAAGCTAAGCCTTCCCAGTTTAAATTCCCAATTGTACTATTTCCTCTAAGTCCTAGCCCGACACCTATATCCATATGTGGATCCCACCAAGAAAATCTTGGAGTTCTTTGATCATCAATAATCATTTTGAAATCTTGAACTTCAAATTCTCCAATTGCAATTCCATTGTCATCTACTTCATATAACTTTACATAGTTATTTATTGCTCCACTTGGAGTAATACTCTCTATAATATTAGCTTTTAATTTTAGCTTTAAATTATAAGAGATATCCACGGGGATAATTCCGGCATCAGTAACTCTTGGAGTAACTGAGCAACCAATAATAATACGATGGTCTTTGTATCTAATCGAGAAAGGATCCAATGCACCCAATTCTTCACCTTTTGCAACATATAATCTTCCTTCTTCAAGCAAGCCTAGTGACGGACATTCTGCCACACTTACTGTATTGATTATTTCTACTCTTGTTTCTATTTTACGAGACACTTCTACATCATATCTTGCCTTAAGCTCTCCATATCTGGTTAAGAGGGCATTCCTCTCCTTTATTTCTTTCTTGAGATGCTTCTCTAGGTGTTTGATATGTTGTGAGGCGTCTCCAAATTCACTTTCTGCCCTACCTATTTCTAGATTTGCTTCCATTAATTTTTTATTTAATTCAGAGCTTACTTCTTCTGCATGCAATTTATCTAATTTCATTTTAACTACAAGGCCACCACACAAAACTAAACCTAGTGTTAATACTCCTATTATTAGGTATTCTTTCATTTTAAATCTCCTGTGGTGGCTTTGAATTATTTGTGTTCACCCATTCCCATCTTTTCAATCCATTCGGGAACATTTCTTTTTGTGTAAGAAAGAATGTCTGATTTCTCTCCGAGATAGTAATCTCTATATGCCTTTACTGGATCATTACATTTGAAATGATCTGGGACACACTGAACTGGGGGTGTCATTCCCACGGGTTCTCTTACTTTAGCTCTTTGGTTTCTGTCTCCTAGGTTTTTAGGATAAGAGTCTAAAATTATATGCTCGGAAGCATGACCACCGTTAGCTCCTTTAGAATACCTGTAAGAATATTCTTTGCATAGCTCTATTCCTAGTTCTCTTAACCACATGAAATTTCCATCAGCCTCAGCTGCCCATTTTACACATGGGTGATTCGGGGTACTTGAAGTATAACCGTAGGGAATTCCACTTTCTCTCATTACTGTGCATAATATTTTTGCTATATCTGGAATTTGTTTCAAAACATGCTTGTCACAATGATATTGGGCGCATGTTTTTGGATCTTTATCAAGAATAAAAATGTTCATGGAACTACCTCTTTTGGATCTAAGCCCAAATAAGTATTAACACATGCTTCAAAATACTTATTGCATCTATCTATATTTTCATAACAGATCATAAGTTCTTTTGACATATCGTCTATGACTCTAGGTGATACGCATTGCTGTTGTGCCTCTATAATAGAGGGTACATAGTTGGCTACACCCCATGCTAGTGCAATGGCTGCCAATAGGCCAATGAACATTAGTTTGACTCTAAAATCTTTCATCCGAATAAACTATTCCTTTCTCCTGCTTTCTCATAACTAGTGGCTGCATTCTCTTCGGCCTCTGCTTCTTTAGCGAGAATAATGCTCTCGTCTATATTCTTAAAGTCTGAATAGTCCGGGTAGAATTCAAACCATAGTTTGTTTTTAAATCCACTTACTTTATTTTTACCAATATTTAATTCAATAATTGGCATTCGTACTGGATTACCTTCAACTAAAGCTGTGTGAAATTTTGCTGCATCATCTCCCTTTTCATGCACCTCATTGTGCAAGTGGGCAATGATGTTGGCATCATATTCTATTTGTTTTGTCTCAGAGATATCTTCATTGGTAGCCTTACGACCACCCTGTGTCTTTCTGTATTCAATAGTAGTGATAACTGCGATGTGATGCTTGGTTGCCAAGTTCTTCATCATGTTACTTACCTTTTTGAAACGAACACGTTCATCTCCTCCACCACCAAAGTCGTGAAGCTTGTGAAAGTTATCTAAGATATAAACAATGTTTCTGTTGGGATACTTATTTTTAAAGTGTCGGATCTGTGCATCCGCATAGGACAAACTATTCCCATTGTTTGCATCCCTAAGAATGATTCTTCCATCATCGATAAGTGATTCAAATACATTATATCCCATATCTCTTTTCTCTAAAAGCTCATCTCCATATCCAGTTCTAAGATAGTAATTAGGATCCATAACCTGATTCAGTGTTAACTCTCTGCTTCCTTCTGCAATAGAAACAAACTTAGGTATAAGCTGCTCAGCTGTATCGTCAATGCTATGATAGATAACCAATGCATCGTTTTGTTTTTTATGTCTTGCAATTTCAAATGCCATTTTACATAGAAAACTTGTCTTTCCTGCGTTGGGATTCCCTCCCAGACAAAACCAAACATCTTTTTTCCAGTCTCCAGCTAGTGCATTTTCTAGTCTTTTTAAATCCTGGCCCAAAACAAAGCCACTAAAGCTTCCATCTTTAGCTTCTTCGTATTCTCTTCTTCCTCTGACAAGTGAAAGACAGGATTGTTCGGAGAAATTATCTTCATCATATTTATTTGCCAAGTTGTATAAATCATTAAGTGCATCCTGTAATACAAATTCAATTTGTGATGGGTCTCTCTGGATTAAGTTGACCATCTTGTCAGTAATATTCTGACGTTCTCTAGCTTTCTCAGCTTCTCTAATGTTTTGTAGACGTTCCAGCTCTGACTGAATTGCCTTGATGCTAATGCCTGTGGCTTTCGCTAAGATCTCGCACATTTTTTCTTGTGCAATATAAGAGGTCTCATTAACAATAAGGGGGATCATATTCTTGCAGATGATCTCTTCGTCTTCATCCTCTGCAAACCTGGACAATCTCCACTCGAAAGCTGTCCATTTTCTGAGCTTTTTAAACTCTTCAACACCTTGTTCTCTAATGAATTCATCAGGATCCTTACCGTCAGGGATCATTATGATGTGAACTCTCAAGTCTTTGTGACCTGCTAGTGTTGTATCTAGAATAGATTCAATACGATTCTGTCCAGCCTCATCTCCATCTAAGCACAAGATAATGTCATAAAGATTGTATTGTTTAAGTAAAAACAATTGATCCAGACTAAATGCTGTACCCCCAAGGCCTACTGTATTCTTAAGCCCATGTTGAGCTGCAGTAATTACATCAGAATAACCTTCAAATATATATACTGATTGCTTACCCTTCTTGCGCTTCTTAAGGAGACAATCCAATCCGTATAAACGAGTACTCTTTTTGTAGATATTACACTTAACACCTGTATGTTTTTGATTCACATACTTGGCACCGTTAGATCTATCTTCTTTGTATTCTAGATTTCTAGAGGCAAAGCCGACAGCTCTTCCACCAGGATCTTTGATGGTAAAGACAAGCCTGTCTGGTCCAAAGATTTCTTTTCTGCCCAAGTCTACATCATCTTGGAACCTTGCTGTGAAGCCTAGATCCTTCATGTGTTCTCTGAAGTCTCTGTAGCTTCCAATACTCCCTACACCATATTCTTTGCAGATATCCTCTGACCAACCACGCTCTACGATTGCTTGATCGAATAACTCTGGTTTGTTGCCCATGGTGAGGTAGTCGCATGCATTCTGATATGCTCGATACGTATCTAGTTCATAGATCTCTTCCTCTGTGAGAGGCTTATGCTTTAATTCTAAGCCGTATTTCTCAGCAAGATATGCTAGGTTCTCAGTTATGAAACCAACACCCACTAGAGGCTTATTCTCTAGGTAATGTGCAGCATGAAAGATGTTTCCTGAGGCACCACAAGAGAAGCAATGGAATACATCTTCTCCAGGAACCACTCCCGAAGAAGGGTTCTTGTCATCATGTGCTGGATTTATGCAGCAAAATAATTTAGAGGGATCTATTCCCTGCTCATCTAGATACTCTGGTAGGTGTGGAAGGATTTTTTCAATCACTTCCTCATAGTTTTCAATTTTCATGGAATACTCCCCTGGTTAAGACCAGCAAACATTTTTAAAAGCACAGTAGCTGCAATTCCAATCACCAATTTGCTCATGTGGTCCTAGCTTTCCAGCTTTCCACTTTGCATATTTAGTTTTTGCAACTTTACCTTTTTTATAGAAGTCCTCTATCTTTTCATTTGAATAAAATAATTCAAAATCATTTGGTGGAACTAAGTCATTATCTAAAAAGGTTTGTAACTCTTGATATCTGTTATAAATATCATTAACTGTAAATGATCGAACGACTTCCCCTTCAACCTTCGGATAGATAATATCTCCTTCTTCATGAAGTTCAACCTTGAAGGTACGTCTTTTTACAGAGTCTCTAGCAAAGTAAACGATTCTGAAGTAGGGAAGCCTGTCCTTAAAGAAGTTCAGATAAATAAGTGTCTGTAATAAATGAGGCATTTTTGGAAATGCCTTAGTGCTTCTATTCCCAAAGAGTTCTTTCTCTGCAAAGTATCCATAGAAAGACTTTACCTCTGCACCATATACAGTTCCATCTGGTTCCATCAGTAGAGCATCTAGCTCTCCTGAGATTCCAGCTTCAGCATCAACAAACTTTACATTATTGTCTACCCAGATTCCCATCTCTTTCCAGAGATCAATTAGAATCTTTTCAACACCAATTCCTTGTTTGAAAATGTACTCAGATCTGGCACTATTTGGAATTCTTTCAAACTCATGGCTACTGCACCTAAAGTATGCAGCACGCATACATCCACCATGAACAACTCTATCTCCATGTTGATCATAAGTAACGACTGAGGCTTCTGAGGGGTAAAAGTTTTTAGCTCGGGGAGCTTTGAATTTAGGGCGGGTTAAATGTTCGTCAACGTGTCCGAACAAATCATAATTATCGTAGGCCATGCAATTCCTTTCTTTAAAAAGCATTGGCAGCTTGTGTTTCTAATCTAGTTGATCTACTTGCGGGATGCAAGGGTTAATCAATCTTTTCTACTCTTACTTTCACACTAACATCTATATCTTTTATGATATCTTTTAAGGCCGCCTCTATATCATGTGTGATCTGGGCTGCGCTTTCACTATTCTTTACAGACCCAGTGACATGTACCACTACCTGAGTCTTAAAGTTTAAATCGTTTATCTTTTCATGAGTTTTCAACTGTGTCACATCCTTTGTGTGCCTGATGTGTGTCCTTGATAGTATGCCAAGGACCCTCATTACAACAATAAAGGAAAAAAATATGATCATACCTAGCAGTCCAAATGCCATCTCTAGGATATCCATGACCCAATTCCTTCATTGTAATTCCTTTATATTTTGAACCAGTCACTCCCATTGCAATATACAGTTAGACTACCATAGTCTTCTTGTATATGAACTTCAAACTTATTATTGATTGAGCTTGGAGTTTCTGCTCTTATTGTTATTGGATATTGACTGGCCTGTCCTTCTTCGTCTTTTATTATAAGAACTCGACCTTTTATATTCTCTGAGTTAGGTATCGTAATCTCTACGTTATTATGCTTAACCTTCTCTATACCTATGATACAGTCTTTTCCTTCTATTGTATATAGGCTGTCATCTATTCCTTTGTATTGCAAGCCTAAGCTACCTCCTATATGAAGTAGACAGTTTGTCGGCTGTCTCCCTATACCTATATTACCTTTATCAGATATTACAAATCTATCCTTATGATGTATGTGGATCTTAAATCCTGCGCACTCATCTATATGAATAAAGGCCTTGCAGTCGTCACTATCGTAACCAACTTTAAAGCCATCATCCGGGTAAGTTCCTGTAATTTTGTTTGAGAAATTGATACTAGGGGAAAGATCTCTATCGGAAGAAATCTCTGTAG